CATTGACAGGTTCTTTGCTGAGTTAGATAAGAATCCTAATGCTATCGGCATGTTCCATGCCCGTCTTACCACACATGGTACGACACACGTGGATAACAACCACCCATTCAGGGTTGACGGTCGCAAGGATATTGTGTTAGGTCACAATGGTATGCTACCTATCACACCCAAAGCAGGTGACAAACGCTCAGATACCCGTATCTTTGCTGAAGAATTGCTACCTAACATGGGTGTCGATGTGCTTGACGACCCCGTTTACTTCAAGCAACTAGAGGACTGGGCTAGAGGTAGCAAGATAGCAATCTTGAGTACCTCACCTGACTTAGCGCAAGAGGTATACATTCTCAACGAGAAAGACGGTCACTGGGTTGACGGTATCTGGTGGTCTAACACCTCGTACAAGTCACGCAGTTACTGGTCATACGGCAGTACCGGTAGTTACTACAACGGCTATGCATCTAAGGAAGACTATGACCTATTCACTAACGATAAGAATCTATTGCTATCATCTGATGAATTACTTGATGCTGACGGTACCGTCAGAACTATCTATGATGTATGCTACCATTGCTACTCACACCTACGAGAGGACGACTACAACGAGGGGGCTTGCACTGCATGTAATACATGTATAGACTGCAACGAACACATGGCACACTGCATGTGCTACACACCCAACAGGGCTAACAGTACTGTTAGAGATAACGACTACTGGTGGAAGCAAGAACAACTAGAGAAATTGGATTGGTAATATGAGTGAGATAATTAAGATTACATATCAGGTTGAGTACTTCCATGATGAGATACTCAAGGACATGCTAGACAGTGGTGAGTACGGGCTAGGTCAGCACCCAATAACTGACGAGGCTATTGTATACAATGCACTAGATAGGTTCATCACCGTAGATGGTGGTGTTCCCTTGATTCCATCAGGGCTTGACCAAGCAGGGGTACTGACCGTTGAGTACCAGAATGTAGATGATGAACCAGTTGTTGTTTATCAATTTCCAGGGTACAACACACTAGCACAGAGAGAAGATGACCATGACACGCGAACGTATGAGTGAACTAGAACTGCAAGTACCAAACTTTGAAGGTGCTGCATGTGCAGGTATCGGACTAGATATCTTCTATGAAGATGACCTGTACACTGAGAGGTCAACCGTTACACCAATAGGTAACCGTGAGTACATACGCAGTATGTCAAGCAAGCCAATACAGCATGCGTACCTACGTCGTATGTGTTTGGAATGCCCTATACTTGATACATGTAGGGAATATAGTATCAAGCACGAACGGTTTGGATTCTGGGGTGGGCTTACTGCTATGGAAAGACATAGCATACGCTCAATGAAGAACATACTGTTAGAAGAAATCACCTATGATGTACCCGTTACTATCATAAGAAACATGGATGGAGATGATGAAGATGAGCAATAGTTTACATGGGTCAGGCTGGCTTACCAGTGACAGAAGTGATGATTGGGATTGTCCTGAGTGTGGTGTCGAGGTCATTGACATAGACGTACCGGCAGATGATGATGGCACTACTGTTAGTTATTGTCCCGACTGTAACTATGAGAAGATAATTACAGATGAGCAACGTCTCGAGTGGGTCACTGACTATGATAGTGAGCAAGACTATGGAAGATAACAGTCCATTGTTCCTGCTCGACATGACAGATGAGTTCAGAGAGGAGGCAGGTGTGTGGTGGAATACACGTGCACACCCTGCCCTTAAGATGTTAGTTGTATCTGCTGCATACTATGAACACATAGCACATGACGTAGAGCATGCAGACGATTACCTTAAGGAGATATCTGGTGAGATGGATTAACGCACTGTCCTATGCACTTAACCTTGTGTTGTTGATTTCTTTATCAAATGCAAAGACAACCATAAATCGTTATGAAAAAGTTATGAGGATGTTAGGAGTCAAGTGAGAACAAGAAAGAAAGAACTTGATGCTATCGCTGATGTACTTGAACAGGAGCACCATGACGTAGTGTATCTAGCAGAAATTATTTGGAAGATGCTAGACGACATGCGTCGTGACCGCGATGTGTATGTGGTTGGTGTTAACTATCAAGGTGTGGGACAATTTCTCTTTGGACCATACGAGTCAGAGGCTATGGCTACCAAGGACTTCGAGGGTCGTGGTAACATACAAGCACTTAAGTCCGGTGATGTTGCTAAGGTATTCAAGGTGCTTGCACCCACGAAAATCTTCAACGACACGCCGATACAAGGTGATTTATTTGACACGAGGTAATAAATCATTATACTTAGTTATATACTATATAAGAAACCCCTTAAGGGTTTCCGTATAGTTGTTCATTACTCTCCTAGTGATGGGTGGTGGGTGTGTGTCAGTTCATGCTCACCACCACAAGGCAGCACCAAGTGGTCAACAGATGATAAGGGGAAGTATCATCTGATTGTTCGGGTGCAATCCCTGTTGCTGCCACGCAAGTAACAATAGAAAGGACACTAGATGTCTGTGAAAATAAATGGATATGATTTACCAAGTCATATCTCATACTCACAACTAACCACATGGTTAGATTGTGGTTGGAAGTACTACCTATCACGTATCGTTCAGTTAAAAGAGGACGGTTCTTGGTGGTTAGTAGGAGGTTCATCAGTTCATGAGGCTACTGAAGCCTTTGACCATGCTATGTATGAGGAGTTGGGCAAATGATTCAAGCAACAGAGCCAGCATTCCTGGACAAGGTGTGGAAAGATACGTGGGATAAGGTTAAGACCGCTCACAGTGCCTCTACGGGGCAGGATTCGGCACTCTGGCGCAAGGCAGGGCGTACCACTAAGGCTAACCCAGACGGGGAAGATGAGAAGTGGTGGCTTGAAGAGGGTCGCAATATGCTGGACTCATGGGTTCAGTTCCGGACTGGTCAACTAGGCTGGAGTGTATGGACTACCCCTGATGGCAAGCCTGCCATTGAAATCTCAATGACCCCACACATGGGGGATGTCCCAGTCCAAATGGGTATTGACCGTGTGATGGTGACACCAGATGGTGAGTTAGTTATTGTAGACTTAAAGACTGGTAAGTACACACCATCATCAGACTTACAGTTAGCACTGTATGCTGTGGGTATGGAGAAGACCTTTGGTATCCGACCAAAGTATGGTACTTACTGGATGGCACGTAGTGGTACAACATCACCACTGATTGACCTAGACTTCTACACTAAGAACATGATAGAGAAAATAGTTGGTGACTTCGACAGAGCACGTAAGTCTGCACTGTTCATGCCTAACTACAATCACTGCAAGATGTGTGGATTTAAGACAGAATGCGAATGGAACAAGGAAGGAAAGTAATGACAGAGAAAAACTATGTAGTCAATGTTAAGACTACCAAGGGTACTATAGTCACAGCACGTGGAGATAGTGCAGAAGAACTAATCAGTAACATCAATGCACTTGTAGCAGAGGGTGCAGCAGATGCTATTGCAACACTAGAGCAAGTACTGACAGGTATGCCACCGGTATCTCCCAGTAACAGCGCAATCGATACAGTGGTTGCTTCGTTAGGTGGGACAGTAGTAAGTGAGACACCAGTAACTACTGGATTTGCACCAGTACCACCACCAACCAGTACACCACTGCCTACATCAGCAGGTCAGGTATCGTGTTCACACGGTTCAATGATTGGTCGTAAGGGTAACGGTGCTAAGGGTGAATGGAAGGGTTACTTCTGTCCAACACCTAAGGGTACACCAGACCAGTGTCCACCACAGTGGCTCACCAAGAAAGACCCTGCTTGGAATAGCATCTAATCTAATCACTACCTAGGAGATAACATGAAGACACTAATGAGAGCAGTAGGTCGCCCCGATATAGGGGGCGAGCCTATGCCACCAGTGTTTCGTGCATTTGAGGAGAATCAAATCATCCTCCGTAGGTCAGAGATAAGCATGATTGCAGGTCAGCCAGGGGCAGGTAAATCCACACTTGCCCTTGCGCTGGCCTTGCGAATGCAAGCACCAACTCTGTACCTATCAGCGGATACCAATGCACACACTATGGCAATGAGATTGTACTCAATGATTACTGGTAATTCACAATCAGAATCAGAGAAGATAATCTCTGACAATCCAGAGCAAGCCAAGCAAGCACTAGCCCAAGCACGACACATCTACTGGTCATTCGACTCCAACCCTGGACTTGGTGACATTGATGATGAGGTAACAGCAATCGAAGAATTGCTAGGTGAATCACCTGCACTAATCATTGTAGATAACCTCATGGATGTGGCGATGGATGGTGGCGAGGAGTTTGGTGGTATGCGCTCTGCTATGAAGGAGTTGAAGTACCTTGCAAGAGATACCAATGCGGCTGTGCTTGTATTGCACCACACTAAAGAATCCTACAGCGCAGACCCATGCCCACCACGAAGCGCAGTACAGGGAATGGTTAATCAACTACCAGCACTCATCCTTACAGTCGGACAACACCAAGAAATGATGGCTGTTGCACCTGTAAAGAATCGTTATGGTAAGGCTGACCCCTCCGGTAACACACCAGTGTGGCTGCGATTCAATCCTGAGTACATGTACTTGGCTGACCTAGAGGAAGCACGATGACGCACTACATACGTGACATGGATACTCACCTCAAGAATACATGGGAGTGGGATGCATGGGGCTTTACGGAATCGTGGGGCAACTGCACTATGTCAGACATGGATGGCTTCGTGCCATTCTTTGCCGAGCGTAGAGGTAAGTTCCTAGTAGTTGAGATGAAGCACTGGGATGGTAAAGGTGAACGACCTGAGGTAAACATAAAGACAGGTCAAGCCATTGCCTTATGGGAACTATCTAAGCAGCATGGTTTTCATGTTGTCTTTGGTATGGGTGACACTAGCACACAAACTGTGTACTACTATGAAGTATGGAAAGATGGTAAAAGACTTACCTATCCAATTACATTCAAAGAATACTTGAGCGAATGGTTTGAGTATGCAACTGGGAGAGCGTGAGATATGAGAAAGAAAAGAATTAAGTGTAATCAGTGTCATCAAGAACAAGAGACAACGACAATCTTTATTCACATAGTTGAATGCGATAGGAACATCAGACACTACGCAAAGAAACTTATTGCCGAACTGGAACGAGAACTACGTGAGTAAGAGTAAACAAAAAGGTACCTCAGCAGAAACTGCTGTAGTTAATTGGCTCAACAGTAAGGGGAGAAAGCATGTGGAACGACGAGCACTATCTGGTCTTCTTGACAGGGGCGATATTGCTGGCATCCCTGGTCTTGTTATCGAGGTAAAGAACCATCAGCGCATGGAACTCTCAGCATGGCTCAAAGAGTTAGACGTTGAGATGCATAACGACAAGGCAGATACCGGTGTAGTAATACACAAGAAGAAAGGTACTACCGATGTTGGCTTGTGGTACGCCACAATGCCAGTACATGGATGGTATAAACTATTGGAGGAAGCAGGTTACTAATGGGAATATCAAGTTACGAATATAAAAGCATTACGCTTGGAAGATTGAGTTTTGATTTAGAATTAAACTTAACTGAAATATCCATTGGAGTTGTGTACGAATATAATCGCTATAACATAGCGTATGCTGGAATAAAGATTCCATTCCTTACGCTCTCGGTTGTTTGGGACATGTATCCCGAAAGAAAGAAGCCAGGATTCTTGTTATCAGTATTAAGTTCGGGGCTAAAGAAGTAATGGAAAAGCATAGCATCTTGGCTGTGCTTGAGCATTATGGTGGGTCGGTTTATCGTGAGCGTAATGGATGGCAGAAACTTAAGTGTCCATTCCACGATGACTCACATGCATCAGCCACAGTTAACATAGAAGAAAATGCATTCAACTGTTTTGGTTGTGGCATTAAAGGTGATACTTACAAAATCATTATGGAGAAGGAAGGAATAAAGTTCCGTGAAGCAGTCAAGGTCGCAGAAGGAATCACTGGGCAAAGCAGTAGTACACTACGCAAAGTACATAGCGGAGGCAGAGGGGTATCTAGCAAGTCGGGGAATCACCTTAGCAGACGCGCATACAGCCCACCTGGGCTTGGTCGTAGAGCCTCTACCAGGCCATGAGCAATTCGTTGGTAGGCTAGCCATACCATACATCACACCTACTGGTGTGGTGGACATTAGGTTCCGTTCTATCAATGGAGAAGAACCTAAGTACATGGGTATGTCAGGCAGTGAGACAAGGTTATACAATGTAGCAGCAATCGGTCAGGCAACTGACTTTATAGCAGTATGTGAAGGAGAGATAGATGCAATCACGCTCACGCAAAAGTGTGGTATCCCGGCAATTGGGGTTCCTGGGGCTAATTCGTGGAAAAGACACTACTCGAAACTCTTACAAGATTTCGAGCGTATCTATGTATTTGCGGATGGCGACCAGCCAGGTTCGGATTTTGGTAAGAAACTGGCGAGAGAAGTTCAGGGCGTTATTGTAATCAACATGCCAGACGGTGAAGATGTTAATAGTATATTCAACAAACAAGGAACAGAGTTCTTTAGGGAGAAGGTAGCAGCATGAGTAAGATGAAGAGTGAGTGGGAAGATGAGTACTTCGGCGAGGGATACGTTTACATCGCAGGAGATTGGGGTCATACTGAACCTACTAAGGGACTTCGGGATAAAGATAGAGCACGTGAAGAGGCTAAGCAACGACACCCTTCTTCAGGTAACCATAAGTCTCCCACCGAAGAGGTAGAAGACTTCTGTCTACGCTTTGCATTGTACGATATTCAAGATGAGTTAGCAGACATCTTGCTAAGTAAGCACAATGACTATGGTCCAAAGAATATTAGTGATGCACCAGGCGGTGCACTCAATGGTCTTCGTGTCCGTATGCATGACAAGATAGCACGACTCAATAACTTAATAGATAACAGTAGAGAACCGAAGCACGAATCAATCCGAGACACACTCGTGGACCTCGCCAACTATGCAACCATTGCAATCATGGTCATAGATGACGTGTGGGACACAGAGTAAACAGATAAGGAAACAACATGAAACGTATCGTAGTACTATCAGATATGCAAATTCCGTACAATGATAAGCGTGCAACTCGTGCAGTTATGAACTTTGTTGCAGACTACGAACCAGATGAGTTGTTCTGTGTAGGTGATGAGGCTGATAGCCCAGAACCGTCACGCTGGAACAAGGGTTTGGCTGGAGAGTTTGAAGGAACTCTTCAGAAAGGTTTAGACGAAACAACCAAGGTAATGACAGGGTTCAAGGAAGCGTTAGGCGACAAGCCTTTTCATACAATGAGGAGTAATCATGGAGACAGAATTCAGAACTACGTCGCACGATTTGCCCCTGCTCTTGCATCGTTACGTGACCTTGAGTATTCCAAGTTACTTCGGTACCGTGAGAACGAGATTACATATCACGATAAATTTTATCAGTTCACCCCAGGATGGATTCTCGCTCATGGAGATGAGGGTCGTGCCAACAAACAACCTGGTGGGACTGCTCTTACCCTTGCTAAACAAATTGGGGCTTCGGTTATCTGCGGTCACACGCACAAACAGGGTATTCAACATGAACACACCGGCTTCGGTGGTCAGATTAGACACAAGTTATATGGGGTGGAAGTTGGCCATCTCATGGACTTATCGCAAGCGCACTATCTCGGACAGACTGGTGCTAACTGGCAACAGGGATTCACTATACTCTACAGTCGTAGAGGCAATGTGACACCAGTCAATGTTCCAATCAATGGTCGCTCATTCGTAGTTGAGGGTAAGGTTTATGAGTTCTAATGATAATTTTGTCCAAGAGTATGAAGGTATGGTTCGACAGATTGCATCCGAATATCATCGCAAGTATCCAATGGTGGAGAAAGCAGATTTAGAACAAGAGATATGGTTGTGGTTTGTACAGCATCCACGCAAGATGGAGGAGTGGACAACTAACCATGAGTCGAAAGACTCTGACAAGTTAATTGCTCGCTCCCTCCGGAATGCTTCGCATGACTATTGCATCAAGGAGAAGGCACGAGTAGAAGGGTATGCACCTGATGATGTCTTCTTCTACAAGAAGGAGTTCATTAAGATGATGATTCCTGCTGTGCTATCAGATGACTGGCAGAAGATTGAGAACAGCATGGCTAACATGGGTCGCACCATGAAAGCCCCATCGGAGTCAGGTGACTTCATGGCCTATGCTGCTGATATCAAGAAAGCATTTGAAGAACTTGATGAGATAGAACAGAACCTAGTGTTCTTGTTCTATGGTGAGGATGTTGATTCAAAGACACTTCATGACATGGTTAACAACGAACGACCAACTGCTAGGGCTACGGCAATGGCAGCCAATCGTTCACTTAACAAGATGGTTCGTAAACTAGGTGGCTTTGCGCCACAGAAGGACAATGATTATGTGGAACAAAAAGTTGAAGAAGAAGTTGCATCAGGAACAATGGAAAGAATCTCAGAACTTTCGGAATGAGTTCTATCAAGAACTTGATAACCTATGGTTTAGAGTTTACAAACTAGAGAGGAAAGAAGATGATTTGCCTACAGTGCCAGAGAGCAGGAGATGCATCAAGATTATCCTCTGAGTTTACCCTAGCCCATATGTTCCGAAGGGAACTCTGGTACAAGGCTAAGACCTTACACGCTATGTGCAAGGCAGTTGATTGTTACTGTCAGCATTCAGTTAAGGCTATAACTTAACATAAAAAATAACCCCCCTTGGATTTCTCCTTGGGGGGTTATTAGTTTTTTAGGTACTAAGCCTTTGGTGTTACTGCCTTTTTAACTTCAGCAATAATTTTAGCAGGGTCTAAACCACCGCCACGCTTCCAGCCTGGACCTGCCTGTAGTTCCATGTGTAAGTGTGGGCCTGTGACATTGCCTTCTTTCCCAACCTTACCGATGAAATCTCCAGCCTTAAGGTTCTGTCCGACCTTGACCTTGTACGAGGATAGGTGAGCAAAGAGAAGATGACCGCCTTCAACTTTGAGTAGTACTGAGTATGAACCAAAAGCAGAACCCCATACCTGACCTACCTTAACTACCTTGCCAGCAACAGGAGCAACAACAACTGCACCTACCGGTGCTGCGTAGTCCACTCCTTCGTGACGACCAGAGGACCACATGCGTCCCTTGACACCGAAGGGTGTAGTTACCTTATATTTTGCATCTTGCATTGGTGAAGCCATTAGTCTTCATCCTCTTCTCTTAGTGGTATTGTTACTAGCCATACTAGAAAACTAACTATCGCTATGATTCCTGTGACCTTCTTGGCACTGCCGTCTAACGTAAAGTACGCTATGGCGAGACCACATAAGGTGTATGTTTCTGCTGTGATTTCTTTCAAGTATTTCTTTAGCCGTTTAAACAATTACTTAAGTCTCCTGACTTGGGCTAACTGTCCAATGATAATTGCTGCGACTACGACACCTTGAGATTCTTCTCTCTCTTCAGGTGTCATATCGCTACCGATAGCCATGATTGCCTCAGCAGCCTTTGCCAACTGTACGACACCAGGAACGTTTTGTAGGTAGGTTGGTACTTCTATCTCAACCTGGGCTAAAAACTTCTCTGTGTCGCTTACAGGGGCAGGAACAGCCATTGTAGGCTGTGGTTCTGGGGTTATTTCTGGGACTAATTCAGGGGTAGGGATTATCGTTGGGGTGGGGGAAGGTTCAGGCTCAACTTGTACAGGTTCTTGTACAACTTCTGGAGTTGGAGTTGGCACTGGTGGTACTGGTACGACACTTTCCTGGGAAGGGGATGGTGTAGGCTCAGCGACAGGGGTAACGCTAGGCGTTACTACAGGGGTGGGACTTGGTTCTATTGTAGGTTCAACTGTTGGAGTTGGACTAGGTTCTACCGTAGGTTCTGGAGATGGTGATTCACTTTGAGTAGGTTCAGGCGTTGGCGTTGGCTCTGGGTCCAGAGTTGGTTCAACGCTTACGACTGGCTCAGGGCTAGGACTTGGCACAGGTTCTAAGATAGGAACTATGCCGTTGTACCAGCGTAGTGGAGAATCTAAAGGTAGGTTATCCCCAACGTAAACAGGATAACCATTAGAGAATCCACCTTCACAGTAGAGGCGAGGTATCTCGCCCTTACCGTCAAAAAACTGGTTACTGTTATTCCAGCCAATAGAAAATGTTTGTTCTGTTCCATCATCTTTGGCACAGGTAACCTCAGCGAGAGCCTGTTCAGCAAACGCACTGGTTGGTGTGGACACCATAAACATACTTGCTACAAATAAAACAATCCCTAAGCGGAATAGTTTATTCAATTATTTCTTGGAACCTTTTTCGTAGGATGCAAAGATTTCATCCACTTCGTCAGAGGTTAACTTACCATCTTCAAGGTATGCACGGCATAACTTCTCAACGATAACTGCGCAAGCACCGATACCTGCCATTGCTGCGGACTTCCATACCTCAACACCGAGGATAGAACCAGCACCAATAACACCAAGACAAGCCACAGCAAACGCTGCTGCAATCTTCTTAGCAATTTCAACCATTACATTTTCCTAACTGTTACTAACAACAAACCGCCGAAGCCATTGTTGTCTTTATCGGGGGAAGATTCGTTAGTAAAACGAACCTCTTCAATTATTCCATCGTACTGTTCACCTGTGCGGTAGTCAGTAACATGGACAAACTTACCTGTTTCTTCAATGGCTTCCATGCGTTGAATAAACTCCATTGCACGACCAGTGTAACCAAACAGAGAGTTGAACTTATCCATCTCATGGTCATAGCAAGACAGTGGGTACTGGTACAAGCGTTGACGGCGAGATGCAGGTGTGGCTTTAATTTGGTAAGCCTCTAGCACTGGCACGTCTTGGTCATCTGTTAGGTTGTTAAGCACAAACTTAAACGACATGTACTCTTGCTTGGTGGCTGGTGTGGAAATAAAAACATCTTGATTGCTTAGACCCTCAGAAAGAACAGCAACTGATGATTCAATTCCACTCTTGTCAATAGTGTAAACTTGGATGTTATCACCTTGACCAGTAGTACATTGTACGTTTATGTACTTAAAGAACTTAGGTTCAACGGTACCGTAGCGAATCTTACCTGTTGTAAACCAACCAGTGTCTCGCTTAACAGTTGCACTTTGGATGTGTAGTTCACCAGAACCTGCGGCATCGCCCTCTTCTTCAACCACCATAACTATGCGGTCACCAATTTGATATACTTCAGTTGCTTCACTATTGCTTGAAGTTTCAACTACTGAACCATATGGTGATACGGCAACTGATGTAACATCGGTAGCGGTCTTGGCGTAGGATACGGTTGTAGATGTCTTAGCGGTCACAATGTATGTGCCATTAAACGTAGCATCAACACCCGTCACGGTGATGCTGTTACCAACGTTAAAGTCATGTGGAAGGCTTGTTGTCAAGGTTGCAACATTGCTAGTTAAAGCCTTGGTGCTTACTGAATAGGTTTCATTAACAGAACTGCGGTACTCAAGGTCATGTGCGAATGCATATGTACCATCATCAAACTGTGCAGATAAATCTACACGAATAAGACAAGCGTGTTTAAACGTTCCACTTTCATTATCTGTTTTAGTTGCTGCATATAGATAATTTCCAGATTCTGTAAAACCATTAACTGGGTAGTAACCGTTTTCATATAACAGTGGACCAAGAACTACCTGACCATTACCGTTAACTGGACAGATACGTAATCCTCTAGTTGTTCCTAAAGCAAGAACTCCAAGGTAGTAGTGGATTGCATTAATCTTTTCACCATCTGGAAGACTGATAACCATAGTGGCACCAGCCATGTCAAGGTTGTTGGTTGGTGATGTATCGCTAGTATCAACATAAACCTGCCACACTTCACCATTGTTGCCACCATTGCCAGATACATAAATAGGACCAGGACTAGCGGTAGCATCATTCCAGTTCCATTGAGTATTTAAATGGTTCTTGAAGTAACCAGTTGTTGGAATAGTTACACTACCGTGACCGTGTGTAGTTGATGCACTATCAATGTCGTGCAGATTTGTTAAGGTTCTTCCAGTGCCAAGTAGAACATAACCCTTGACATACTTTATGAATACATTATCTCTTGCAGATGTAGAATGTACATAGGAAACAACATCAGAGTTAGCACTTATTAAACCAGTGTGAACACAGGTGGTACAGGCGGCGTAATACTTAGACCCATCAGTTGTTACTGACTTAAAAGGAAAGGATGTATGACTTGCTATGGTATATGCTGTAGCGGTTGCTTGATTATCTCCACTAAAGGAAATCTTCTTTAGTGCACCAACAGCATCACCTGATACAAGTACATCAGCACCATCACTGCCAACAGCAGCATTAATTAAGTTATTGCCAGTGTAAACATCAATGACTTCTGGAAGAAGTTTTGCTTCACCAATAGTCCATACATCTACACCACGACTGTCAGAAAACCTATGGCTTACATGCTGATAGTCTGTGCCTGGTTCATAGAACTTAATGCCAGCACCGTTGTGCCAAGATGTTTGTGAACGTAACCACCAACCAGTTAGAGATTGCTCACCTGGTTCAGGACTATTATCAAACTGGTCCTTCTTAAATGGTGCAGTCTCACGGCGGTATGGGTCTTGGTTACTTACCTTTACAATGAATGGTAGGTCATCAATGACAACATCGTATGCCGTGTCAGTTAATTCAAAGGTTGCTTCTGTTGATGGAATAGAAATGTCATAGGGAACACTTTCAGTAATGTCTCTATTAACTGTCATTACGCTATTGCAATCCAGTAGAATGCTCCTGATTGCTGGTTTCCAGCAGTATCAAGAGCACGAACATCAAATGAATTTGAATCCACAGCAGTAACATAAAAAATTCTTGGAGAACCAGTTGTTGTGCCAGCAGTACGCATACCTACTACGACAGAACTTGGTGTAGTTCCAAGACCATGAGAAACACTAGTAGTCCCACTTGACGCAGCACTTCCCACTCCACCAACTGATGCTCTAACCACATCTCCAGCAACTCTAAGGTCGCCTTCGGTGGCTACGTTTAGGATTCCAGTGACTGTTCCACCAGTCTTGTTTAATTTTTCACTACTTAGGGTATTTAACTGGTCTTGAACATTACTACTAAGACCACTGAGGCGAGCAATTTCAGTAGAAGTTGTAACTGCTGCAGTTAATGTTCCTGAACCAGCAGTTACTATAGCACGTGAAGCGGTAAGAGTATCAAGCCCATTGATTTGAGCGGTGGTTGCAGTAACACCATCAAGTTTATTAAGTTCAGTTGAGTCAACTGTTAATGCAGCACCACCATTAATCGTACCACCAGTAATTACTGGACTTGTAATTGTTGGGGTTGTTAAAGTCTTAGCAGTTAATGTTTCTGTGCCACCAATGGTAGCAAAGTCAGCATCAGATAGTGCCGCATTAAATTGCGCTTTGGTACCAGTCAATGTGTTATCTGCTAGGTTAACTGTTTTGTTAGTTAGGGTCTGGCTGTTGGTGCGACCAACAACACCACCAGTTGCACCATGTGCAGTACCAGAAGTTGTATTGTCATCACTAAAGTGGTCATGCACAATCTGCATGTCAGAGCCAACAATCATGTGCTTAACAATGTTACCAACGCTATGAGTCTGAGCAGTACCCAAACCACTACGTGCTTCAATGGCACGTTCTACTTTTAGAGTTGGAGAAGTTACACCAGTCTGGTCAACAGTGACTAGAACTGCTTCTTCTTTTACAGTATCTGGATTAAGGACTAGGACATATGGTGCACTAGGTAGACCAGTTACATTGTTAAGAGTGATTTGTACATCACTGGTACCGACATTAGCGGTTAGTGTTTTAGGTTCAACAACAGAGGAATAATTACGAGCCATGATTTACCTATCGGGTGAAGTGGATGCGGATTGGGTTGCGGTCTTGAAGTTTGCGTGTCTCTTCAGCAAGACGCTTATCAAACAAGGCAAGAAGATATTTGGATGCGTTGGTACCGGCACCATAAGCACGACCAGCAATTTGTGATTGTTGGTCAGACTCAGCAGAACCAAAGGTCAAGCGACCTGGGTCAATGAATGATGCTAGGCGTGCTGCAGCACCAAGGACAATGACATCTTTACAGGATGCAGGTAAGCCTGTAACTGTTGCAAAGTCATCATCGTTTGTGTCCATTACTGTAGGAGCAGATGTGTAAAATACCTGTACGGTTCTTCCAGGCTCAACACCAGTATAGAGGCTAATACTATTGCGAGAATTAAAAGCATCAATGTTAGCCATAGGGTCAATGCGCCAACCACGAATAGGCAACCATTCCTTAGATGGACCAGTAGTTTCATAAGACACGGAGAGTACTGTTTCCACTTCTTCAGGCAACGGGTAAGTTGATTTTGCTGGAGAAAATGAAAACGTATGTACTCCCGTAGTGTATAGGTCTGGGAATGTTGCTTCAATGGTTTCATTGATTGCGCCCTTCACGTCTACGGATGGGAATGTAGGAGAAATGATAACTCGTGCACCATTCTGGTGCGTTGCTGGTTGTGTACCATTGTAGCCACGACCATATGGTGGGACACTGAGCGTACCACTGTTACGGTCATAAGAGTCCACATAGATTAGTTCATCATCAATTTGGATAATACCGCTTGAGATGTTGTTTGCTGAGGCAACAGTAATGCTAGTTGCTGTTGAGTTTACTGCAGCAGTGAGATGTGTTTGACGGTCTTGACGTAGCGTAAACCCTGCTAGTTTACGTACAACCTCATCAGCCATTGAACCGAATGTTGCCATTATCTATACCTTGCCGTTTTCTTTGCAATAGTTTTTGGTTGTTTCACGAACTGTTTACCAGCCTTGGTGCCTTTGCGTTTAGCCTCAGAGGTCTTCTTGTACTCTTCAGAGGTGAGTGCTGCTCTGGCTTTCTTGGGTAGGTAGCGTTCACCTGTAGCCTTGCTACCTTGAGTGCTAGGCTTACCTGACTTGGTACCCCAGTCTTCTTTAGTCCACTTGGATAGGGACTTCTGCTTAGAAGTCTTAGGACCGGAGTATCCACCACCAGACTTCTTGTACTCTTGTGCAAGTAGTTGTGCTTTACGAGCAGACCATTGACCAGGCTTACCACCTTTGGAACTAGCCATAATCTTTTTCTTAAGTGCTTCTCGTTTAGCAGGGTTGGTGTAAGCCATTACCATTTAACCTTGTCTGCCCAGTATGCTGCGGACATCTTACCCTTGTTAATGTTAGATGCGTGACGTGCCTTGAATGACCGTCTACGTGCAGCATAGGATGCTGACTCCCCAGATTTCTTTGGGGAGCCAGACACACCCTGCTGACCAAAGCGAATAGTCTTAACCTCAGTACCAACTTTAGCCACAACAACGTGTGACTTTTTTGGATGGTTAGGTGTACGCTTTGGCTTGTTGTAGCCAGAAACACCTGCACGTGTTAGGCGAGGGTCCTTCTTTGCTACCATGTTGCTAGCCTCTCCAACTTTCGGATTGCTTGCCTATTTTGTTACCTCTGGTTGGGTAACTATTGTAGTTGAACTGTTCTGCTTTTGTTACCTTTGTGTAACCTAATTTTTTATAGATTTTCATTAGTTCTTTTTCAGCATTTACCTGCATCTTGCGAGCCTTGATTGGGTGGTTTGCAGACCAGTCACTATCAATAGCATACTTAAGTTCAGACTTTAAGTTCTTAATCTTAACTTGCTGAGAGGCTGGAGCAAGTCCACCCTTCTTTAGGTTGGGAGAACTCTTTGGCTTTGCTGTTGTGGAAGCCTTCGGCTTAACTGCGGTTTTCTTGGCAGTTACTTTAGCAACAGTCTTCTTCGCCACTGGCTTCTTTATTGGTTGCTTCGGCATGTTACATGCCCCTCTTAGTGTTACGTGGTGCCTTTGGCTTTGGACGCACTGGCATCGGCTTCATTTTGTTACCTGGCTTAACGGGCATTGTTGTAACTTTTCCGTTACCTGGCTTTACTGGAAGCGGCTTCTTAATACCAGTACCTGGCTTTGAGCGTGGGCTTGGCTTACCAAAATTAATTGGCTTACCTGGTTTGTTCATTGGCATATTACTTACCCTTCTTAGTTGTGCGAGGCATGGCAGGAACTGCTGGTACCTTCGGCATGTTGTAGTTTACTTTGTCAATACCCTTGTAAGAGCCTGGCATCTTAGGCATTTCGTGCTGGTAGTTCTTGTGATTGCATCCACATGTTGCACACATAATTATTTACCGTACTTCTTTATGTATTCATTAAGGGTCATGCCTGATTTTTTAGCAGCAGACTTTTCCCACTGATTTTTAATGGTAATCATTTTTTGCTGACGTGCCTTGTCGTTAGCACGTAACTTTGCATAACCAGCACCAACAGCAACAGCGGTACCAGCAGCCTTAGTCTTAGGGGACTTTGCCACTTTCTTTGCATCTGATGCTAGAGTACGTTTTGCTGGAGCAGGTGCCTTAGGTGCTGGCTTAGTAGGATTCATTCCCCACTTTTGTACAGGACCATATTGCATTCTATCTGCTGGAATCTTAGCAGCCTTAGTGACTGCATTTTTCTTAGCAGCAGCAGCACGCTTTTTTATTTCAGCATTAGTAAGTGGTTTTCTGGTGCCAATGTTGGTAACATTGCTTTTACCGCTACCACCACCACCACGCATACCACCACCGCCGAGACCTCCGCCTCCACTTTGACCTTTAGCAGCCATTACTTACCTGCCCTGGCTGCACGCTTAGCAGCAGCAGCATTACGCTTACGAGTGGCAGCAGCCTTAGCGTTACGCTCTAGTCTTGCTTTCTCTGCAGCCTTTGCGTTTGCCTTACGAGTTGCAGCACCTTGCAATCCACTAGCCTTCTTCTTGCTAGCAGCAGCAACTGCTTGCTGTGTGCTACGCATCTCTCCTGCTTTTTGAGCACGAGTAGACATGTTTCGTGCAGCAGCACCGTAATACTTGGCGGTATCAGAACCAGTCTTTGCTCGGCTCACTACTTTGCCTGCTACGGTCTTAGCAAGTTTAGCACCTCTACCAAGAGGGATTGCAGCAACGATTGCACCTTCAACTGCATTGTTAAACTTAGCAGCAGCATCTCCTGCTTGCTTCATCGTCATACCTTTTCGGGTTGCTGTAGTCTTGGTTGCAGTTCCACCACGAGCAGGGACACCAGTACGGGAAGGCTTTGACTGTGCAACGGTCTTCATTGGAATGCTCTTCTTTGGTAAAGTTCTAGCAACGGTACGACTAGAGTCTTTCATTGGTGCAGGTGCACTAGCACCGTAAAAACGACGCAATGCTTCACGCATCTTAGGGTCACTTGAACTACCGTACTTTTCTAGGGCAGCCTTTTTGGAACCTGCATCACGAAGTTTCTGGATGTATGATTCAGAAACTTTAATATCTTTTCTTGGTTTGTATGCCATTATTTTTCCTTGTTAAAGCGCACTGCCGTACGCATGTCCTGTCTTATCGCTTACATCCATAGCCTTGCGAATCTTGGCAGTGGATGTTCCTTCAGGCTGTATACCTTGAGCACGAGCATCACGGTATAACTTTAATTCGTTGTTCCATTTTTTATTGGTCCAACCATTGCTAACTAAATCGCCGTTAGCATCACCAGTTGACATCTGCAAGGTACTAATCTTGCAAGCAAAACAACCTTCAACATATTCTGTATGCAAGTGTTCAACTTTTTCCATGCCATTACTAGGTGATTCAGTAAATGTTTCTGAACAATCAGTGCATCCCCATGCACCGGGAATGTAGTTAAAGTTTTTATCGAGTTTCCAGGTAAGAATCTTTGCTGTGTGACTATGCATTATTATCCTTGAATTGTTTGGCTGTCTGCGTCATAATGAATTCATAGTTTTTAACTAGACGTTCATCGTCTGGATTAAGTTCAACTGCTTTGCGTGCATACTTTTTAGCAGAACCCTTCTTGCTTAGGTTCCAGCACGCAATGGAAAGTAAGTCGTACATTCTCCAAGACATTGATGAGTCAGCAATATAGTGTGCATTACCCTGAGACTTAATAGTCTCAACAACCATTGCTGTTTGATAGCAGTGATTCCACATCTTACGTTCGTAGTAGTAAAACGCTAATGGGAACCAAGCCTCTAAGTCATCTGGTGATTCTTCAACACCACGTTGCAACCAGTACAGACCCTCTAGGTCATTACCTAACTTGCAGTAGGCTTCGCCTATGCCTCGCCAAGTCTGAGCACGTTCAATATTCCAACCGGGAATATCTTCTAACTTTTTACCCACATTAATAAGTTCTTGCCACATACCCTTGAAGTAATACTCACGGGCTAGGTAGACAATCATGCGGTGGTCTGTTGGGTCTTCTTTGTGACCAAGTTCTAGTAGTGAAAGGTAACTGCTGCGAGGTTTACTGTTATCAGGTTTATGAGTAATTAAAGTTTCAACTACTATTGAGTTGTCCGTACCAAGAGGTACGATAACCTCATGACATGGATACTTCCACCTATACCCATGTCTTGAATGAGCACGAGTGTTACTAGCCCAGACATTGCCTGTGTCACACATGACCCAAGCCCTATCGGTATCTGACTTCCAAGCCTGTTTTACCTTGTCAAGGAAGTCTGGTGCTAGCAATTCATCCATATCCAAAACAACGCACACGTCAACGTCAGCAGGTATAAGGTCTAGTGCCATGTTTCTAGCCACATCAAACCTAAAGTCGCTTAGCGTGGCTCTGTGGGCTTCTATGGGGTACTTCTGAAGTAGTTCATAGGTGTCATCTTCTGACCCAGTATCTAGGACAATTCGGACATCTGCTTCTTTAGTGGTTTCATACCACTGCTTAACGTGCTTAGCCTCGTTCTTGGCTATAGCATAGACTGCAATTTTAACCATGCTATAATCGTACCATACTACTTTATGGTCGTAGTGAGGACTTATTAATTGCTACACTCTTGCAGCAATCTGCATAGGATTCACAATCCTGTGTGGGGCAACCTGTTCTACAAGCCATCTGTTTGGTCCTCTGAAACTATCCAATCATCTACCATTCCACCGCAAGGACCACACATAAATGCAGTCTCTTCTGGTCCTTGACCACGAACCATTACATTGTTCCAGTCACATCCATCTGTGTGACAGGTAATTTCATACCAAACTAATTCATCCATTATCCAACTGCTGTCCATGAGAAGGCTGCTGCTACTGCACCAGAAGCACCGTTATTTGCAAATACTGTAAATGTTGTTGCACCAATATTACCCACAAAAATGTTTGTATTGTTGGTGGCACTGTAAGTATTATTGCGAACACTTACCGTAACTCCTGACGGTGTTACACCAAGACCATGAGTAACGGTTAGGTTTGAACCAGAAGTTGTTGTTCCTACTCCACCAATAACACCAGCCAAACGTCCACCACGAACAGTTGCGGTTGAGTCAGAAACAACTATTTCGTGAGCGGTATTGTTTGCTCCACTTCGGATAGAAGTGCTACCACCAGAACCGCCACTAATGTAAGTGCTACCACCATTTGATAGGACAACATACTCAGTGCTGGTCATGCCGTTAGTTGCAAGACTTTCATAATTTGAATCCGCAGTCCAAGGGCGAAGGGTAAACCCACCATCAGCACCTCCAGAGTCAGCCCGAACTGCACCAGAAGAAGTTATGGCTGATGAGAAAAGAGTTCCACTAGCAGGGTTAATAGTTACGTTACCACTTGAATCAGCGGTGATGTTTCCTCTTTGTGCTGTAACAGCATTATCAGTAAATTGAATTATTGCTGCCGAACCGTTACCTGAAGGTTGTCTAACAAGAACTCCACGACCTGCACCAGCATCGGTAGTTCCAGCAATAACACCGCTAGAGTCAATATATGGTGCATAAAGATTTCCAGTCATAGTATCGCCAGACTTTTGCACAGTAGCAGCAGTTGTAGCAATGCCAGTTATAGTTCCAGTAACACCGTTAACTGAAACAACATAATCTGTAGGTAATGGACCAGTAGGTCCTGTCGCTCCCGTAGCACCAGTTGCTCCAGTGTTGCCAGTTGCTCCCGTTGGTCCTGTAGGACCAGGTACTGTGCTATCTGCTCCAGTAGGTCCTGTAGCACCAGTGCTACCTGTTGGTCCTGTTGGACCTATAGCACCAGTTGGACCTGGAACAGTTGAGTCAGCACCCGTGGCTCCTGTTGAGCCTGTAGGTCCAGTAGGTCCAGTGCTTCCAGTAGGTCCAGTTACACCTTGGATACCTTGTGAGCCCGTGGCTCCCGTTGCACCTGTGGGTCCTGTGACCCCTTGAATACCCTGGTCACCTTGCGGTCCCGTAGGACCTGTCGCACCCGTAGGTCCCGTTGGTCCCGTACTACCCGTAGACCCTGTGGCACCAGTGTCACCTGTTGTGCCTTGTGGACCTGTTGGTCCTGTTGAGCCAGTAGCACCAGTGCTACCAGTAGGACCCGTAATGCCTTGTATACCTTGAATGCCTTGAATACCTTGGGCACCAGTAGGTCCTGTGGGACCTGTTGAACCAGTGCTACCTGTAGCACCTGTTGGTCCTGTCGGACCTGTGGGTCCTGTGCTGCCAGTGGGACCAGTGGAACCCGTAACACCTTGGATGCCCTCGTCTCCTTGAGCACCTGTGGGACCCGTAGGTCCAGTGCTACCCGTTGCGCCAGTGCTACCCGTACTGCCTGTAGCACCTGTGCTACCAGTGCTTCCAGTTGGTCCAGTAGGTCCCGTTGGACCTGTAATTGCTGGACCAGTTGGACCAGTAACACCTTGAGTTCCCTGTGCACCTTGTGGACCTTGAAGATTATCAACAATAACAACTGTCTCTTGTGTAACTTCAGTACCAAGAATAATGTCAGTAACAGTCTCTTCAATAGTAACAGTAGTGGCGGTAACTTCTTCTTCAATAATGACTGTGTAGTCTGGCATTACTGTGTCACCTCTGCTGTTACAATAAAGCGACCCTCCAGGATTCGTGTTACTTCATCACCAGAAGATGTAAGTTCAATGTCATATACCCAACGACCAGCAGGGACATCAGCCATAGTAGCAGCATTAACAGTTACAGAAACATGACCAACAGAAGTCATGGTTGCTTCGTCAATGTCTAACAAGGTTGTGCTTGAAGAAGTAGAGCGGCGAACCTGCATGGCAAATGTGTAGCCAGTTAAATCCCATGGAGTACCATCGGTCTCAACTCTAAAGTTAAGGTTAAAGGTAGCACCTTGTTCGGCTACGATATTGTACTTACCACTCATAGTTCATCCTTAAGATGTAATGTAATGTGCTCATCTAAACGCTTTTCAATCCTGTCCACCGTACGGGCAATGTCTGGAAGACTGCGACCACCATTAGCCGTAGGCTGGATAGGATATGTCTGTTCTTTAATGTAAGACTTTAATGGGTTAACAACTAACCACTTACCTAGCATTGCAATAATGCCTAGGGCTAGAGATACAACGGTTAACGATTCTAGTAGACTCATGTCGTAATCACATCATAGCCTGCAGCCTCAAGGTCATTCTTTTCGGCTTCGGTTACTGGGTACTCATGTCCACCTAGATAGAAAACATCCGAGGCATCCAAGTCGTCTTGCGAAACAAATCTATCTTCATACCATTCACCGTCAATACGGAAAATAGTTACACCTTGCTTGCGTGTATACCTGGCAAACAGCCAGTTGCCACCCATTGGTCCTTCGTCTACCACTGGTGGTACAAATAGATATCCCATTATTTTCCTTATATGTTAGAAACATAACCCCATCCCTAAACCCATTATATGATTTAGGGATGAGATTAGTGTCGCTAATTAAGCAATGCTTGAAGCAGACTCAATACGGAACAACGCATCCTGACGGTAGATAGCGTGTCCTAGAACACCGTACCAACCGATTGGGCGTTGACGCATCAAGCGGTCAACGACTGGGCCAATAACCACGTGTGGTTCTTCGGCAACAGCCTCAGCAAGTGCTTGCTGTCCTGCAATGAATGTGCGGTAAACAGGAATGCTGCTTGCGCCATCATTAGCCTTGCGTAGACGAGGAGATTCAATGAAGTATGCACCTTCAAATTGACCAATTTCGCCAGCCCAGATTGCATCATTGCTCTGGTACTCGTGTGGGTTACGCCATGAAGCAGCACCGGTCTCGGCACGAAGGTCATGGGATACTTCTGGGTGGATACCACACCAGTATAGTGAGCCCTTGCGACCATTGGCCTTGTTGGTACGCAACTTAGCAACAGCACGACGAACATCAGCAGCAGATAGTGTGTCATCTGAAGTGATACCTGAAGTTGTTGTTGCGGTTGTTGTACCACCAGTTGCGTAAAGTACGTTAGTACCTGTTAGCAACGCATCCTGTGCTAGTTCGTCAATGCTGTCAGCCATGTTGAAAGCAATGATGTTAGCAACTGCTGGGTCTACGTCTGCTAGAGACATAAGACCAAGTTTCTTGCTAACTAGAGTAGCGTTACCGTATTCGTTTAGAGTAACGGTTACGATATCTGGAGTTGACAGAGCAACTGCATCTGGGTCAACTTCTTCAGACAGAACGCTCTTAGCAACTGCCATGTCGTTGTAAATCTGTAGTGCTACAGATGAACCTGGCATTGCCTGACGTGCTGGCTTCTTGTCTGCTACTGAACGTAGCAGTGGGGTGGCACGAAGTTCAAATTCAACAAGACGGTCATACGCCTTCTGAACTAGACCTGCACCGTTGGATGGGGTGAATGTTCCGACGTTGTTGGCGGACGAATACTGTCCACCACCAAGACCACCATTGGTATTGGCGGAACCACCCGATAAGCCTGTTACAGCCATGATTATTCCTTAGGGGTTAGATTGATTTGCGAATTATTCTGCACCGTTAGCATAAAGAATATTTAACAATTCTTCCTGCGACTGTGCATTGTTGAGGATGCTAAACATATCGTTAACATCATCTGGAGTGTAAGCATTAGATGCTACAGATTCCATTTGTCGTAGTGCAGCAATGTCTTCTGACGCTAAAGCAGTACGAGGTTCTTCCACTGTAAACCCAAAGACTTCGCCGTTATCCTTTAACCATTCACTGATGGATTCAGGTGATTGAACATCACCTGGAATAAATTTGGCAATCTTTGGATTAATGCCTTTCTCCGATAGGACTTGACTAACCGTAGTTTCGCGTTGGAACTTGCGCAAACTTTCCAATTCCGCTTGTAACTCTTTGAGTTGCTTATCCTTCGCACGTTCTGCACGTCGAACTTTCTTTAACACATCATCAGAACCACGTTGTGGTTCATCTGAATAGTCATCGAATTCTAACTCATCGTCGTCTAGCCATTCCTGATTTGTGTTGCTCATCGCAACCATCTCCCTTACATTGTTGTTTGAACGTACACTCTCACTCCTACACAGGGGTATGTAGGTTGGTGTGCACTACCGCTCTAATACTCGTTGGGGGCGGTCAATCCAACGAGAGTTTATTATACTTGTTTCTTGCGACCTAGCGAACCAGTGGTAATACCGGAAGAACCACCGAACTGTGCACGAGCCTGTGACTCAAGACGCTTACGTGTCTTAGATGTCTGGCCTAGTAGTGCTTCGCTTTCAAGTTCTGTTTGTAGGTCAGTAGCAGATGTTGTATCACCAAACATTTGTTGCGTCTGTGCTATACCAGCACCTGCGGTACGTTGGTATTCAGCAAGTGCTTGGAATCCCTGACGTGCCTGTGTTCTAGTTACACCAGCCTCTTGAAGTGCCTGTGTTCCTAGCATGGAAGTAACTCCAGCCTGCTTAGCCTCAACACCAATCTCTGCACGAGTGATGCGGTTCTGTAGGTCCTGTGGGGTTTCCTTATTAAGAATAGCCTGAACTAAATCGGACTGCTTTAAGTTGGGAAACTCTGTTCGTAATTGGTCCATAGTTGCAGAGTCAAGAGCATTAACTCTTTGAGTTGCATTTGAAATGCGGTCACGAACTTCATCAATAGATACGTCATTAGCAACTATCTGTGCGTAGTTGCTTGTTGTGCCAAGATTGGACATACCAAACTTAGTTACAAGACGAGTATACTCTTCTTCACCTGCAACATATTCAGCAATGCTAGGAACATAAACTGCTTGACCAGCATCACGCTTCTTGTCTAATTCAAAAATACCTTTGAAGCGGTTGTTGAATTCTCTTGGAGTTTCTCCTGCTTGTAGCATTGTGTCAAGAATTAAATCATTATCATAGTTTAGGTCAACATACTTTTTTGCTTTTTCAAACAGTTGAGCAATCCAAGCATCATTTTCTTTTCCAGGAAAGTATACTTTAAGTGCATTAACAAAGACTGCCTTGTTATCTGCGTAATCATCAATAGCCATTATGCACCAAATCTCATGGAGCGAAGCATACCAGTAGCAAGACTTGCTGCCTCACGCTTAGCACCAGATGTAACGTTAAATCTTGAATCTCTGCGTAGCATAGTTCTAAAGTCGCCCAAGTTAATTAATCCTTTAGCATCATTGATAGCCTTTTGGATAGTATCATCTGTTAACTTAATGTTATCTGCTGTCGTTTCAAAGGTGTCTGCCATCATTTGAATATAAGGATTTGCTAAATCACGGACAGTTAGACTAGAATCTTCCTTTAGTCTAGGTGCGAAGTTAGCATACAAAGCCTGAGCATCCTTACGATACGAAGCAAGAACATCTTCTAAACGGTTTGTACCTTTAATTACGTCAACGGCTTTATTGGTAATTTCACCTGAAGACTTAAACACACCCATGTCGGCAGCGTAAGAAGATAGTGACCTAATTGTATCTCCAACCTTACCACCTAGTTGAACGTTTGGATTCTTCTTGATAGTGTCTTTAATTACTTCTTTTACAAACTCTTTAATGTAGACGCTTGCATCAGCACCTTGAACATTGAAACTTGTAGTTGAACTACTACTGCTGCCACTGCTTGTATTAGAACCAGAGGTAGAGCCATAGGCTTTTAGAAATGCATTTAGTCCCTTGAAGAATTCTGCTTTCATATTTGCATCTGGAACTATGTTCAGTGCATCAAGTAGTTCAGCCTCAAGCAAGGCATCTGCAGCCTTCTTGTTGTACGTTGTAGGACTTGTTCTGGACCTGCTACTAGAACCAGAACCAGTTTTTTCGACTGGCTTTGGTTCAAAAGAACTTAATAGTCCGGCTGCTTCAACGTCACTTATTTCACCAGCACCAAGAGACTGTAGAATTGCAATGTTCTGGTTTGCTGCAGCAACAAGTTCTGCGTTACGTTCAGGTGTGGAACTTTCCCACTCCCTACGATTCTCTGTTGGTCCTACAGTCATTAGTTAAATCCATATCCAGTTTGATATTGTGTTATTGGTGTTAATGGGTCATTGTTAAAGTAGATATCATGCACTCTTTGGAATCCAGGATATTTAGTTTCTAGAATTGAAACAACATTGTCTCTCATCTCTGCAATGTAAGCATTATCAGCAGCCTCTAATGTTGTTCTTCCGCTTTCTTGCTTTGCTTGTTCAAACATGATAAGCAATTCTTGACGTGCAATAAGATATTCTTTGACTGCTTGTGAAATTGGTGAGTTAGCACCAACTGTATTTGAGAAGTTATCATCAAACACAATTAGACTAGCGGCAGCAATGTTCTTTTCTACACGGTTCTGGCGAATCTTCTTGTCACGGGCTCCCCAGATAGGGTATCTTTCCGAGATTACTAGTTCCCAGTTATCTTTCCAGGCTCCGAATTCTTCTTCGTATGCCTTGGTGCCCTTCTTGAGTCCAGCATCTCTAGCCTTCTGCTCAATGATTTCAATACCAGCATAGTAATCTTTGTTACCTGCACGTATCTGTAAATCTTCAGCAGCAGTAATGCCATCATCGGAACTGTACTTTATCGGCTTGCCATTAATTCTGATATTAAACAGAATGTCTGAGGCTAAATCTGAACGGTCCTGAGTGAAGTCACCCTGGTTAAATAAAGCACCAATTAAACTGGTGTCACCAGTCACTGAGTCTGCACGATTCAACAACTCTTGGTTAGGGTAGATTCCGCTTAGGGTTTCCTGAGAAGAGTTAAATCCAAACCTATTGTCAACAACACTGTCAGTTATTAGGTTTGCAATGTACTGTCCCTGAGACTTGTCAATCTCTTCTACGTATCTTGCTGTACCTAAATCGTATCCAAATCTAGCGCGCAACTCACGAAGTCTAGGCTCACCATATACTTCATAGTAAGTCTTGTACCTAGTAGTAGTTACAAGTGGCAAACCGTTGGTAAATGCTTCAGCATAGAATGACTTAGTTGCCAATGCAAGTGCTTCTTCACGATTCTGTTCAAGAATTGCACCAGTAATTGGAACATCTTCTTCTAGAAGTTTTGCAAGTTTGTCTGCTTCAATTGCCCGGAATCTATTGTAGAACTTTTGTCCTCCAGTAGTATCTGCGAACATACCAGCCTGACCACCAACTGCAATTAGTAGTGATTCCAACGCAACAGAACCTGAACCAAATGCACCAGCAACTTGCTGTGCTGTGCTCTCACCACGAGTTGCCTCGTAGTAAGGCTGTACATAGTTCATTATGGTTTCTAGGTCTGCGATACCATTCTTCTCTAAGAACTTTGATGGGTCGTATGGTTTTCCAATCATGTTACGCATAATTGGTCCAACAAACATATTTGCAACTGGGCTACTTATTTGTGGCATACCAATTGGTTGACCCTGGAACACAACATCAAAACCAGTTAGGGAGATTTGAGCCCTAGCACTGGAGTCTCCAGCAAAGAACTTATCTACCATCCACTGTGGGTACTCAAATAGCATTACCTTGCCCTTGGCATTCCAAGGATGACCGATTTGATTTACTACCTTGTAGTTATCTTCTCTATCGTAGACGGTTCCAAACTTGTATGGAAGCGTAAAGAACTGCACAAAGCGAACTGCAATTTCAGGATTACGTACCATTGTTGGTACCCAGAATCTAACAGTATTCTGCTTAGCCATGTAGAATGGTTCAATGAATCTGCTTAAATGGCCAATGTTTGTATGACGCTCAACCGTGTACAAGCGGTCATTGACTGCCTTTAACGCTGCTGCGTGTGCAGCATTCTGAATTTCTTTTGTGCGCGTACTAACATCAACACCTTGCTTGGCAAATTGATTTGCTAAACGCTCTCCTTCTGCTTTGTAAACAGCATTGTAGAACGGATGACGTACTGCAAAGTCTTCTGGCATCGTAGCAAGAAGATGGAATAAGTTTCCAACTGCATTCTTGTACATGTTCTTAAGGCTTCTATCTGGAGATACCTCAGCGTTAACGTATACTGGGTCTCTGTATCCAAACGGTATCTGCGCAGAAGTTGTATCGTCAAACTTATCGTCAACAAGAGCCTTCCGCAAGGAACTTAAGTCTTCCTTTGAAGGTCCTTCTAGTGGAAGATACTTGTGGGTTTCTGCAAAGTTTGTTTCAAAGATATCTGACCATTGCATTCCCTTGGAACCTTGCTTCTGGTATTCAGCAAGAGTTAAACGCATTTCATTGCGCCAAGCAAGCGAGTCTGATGTTTTTACCCAGTCAATTAGCATTGACATAATTTCATCATCATTGTAGTTGCCTGCTAGGTAACTCTTTTTGAACTCTACAATATCCTTATCAGACTTCTTTTCTCTTTTTAGTCTAGCAACTTCTCTTTTTAGGCTAGCCTGTACGTAAGCATTCTTTGAATCACGTTGAGTTACAGATAGTTCAATAATCTTTCTGCTAGCATCATCATTGTAAATAATGTTATTTACATAATCTGAATGTGCTGCTGTCCAGATTGCATCTTCAGGATTTGCAACTGTTTGCTTCTTACCAGTAGAACTTAACTTTGTTAAAGCATCTCTACGAGAGTTAAGGACCGCAATAGATGTACTCTTGGCAGCACTAACTGTTTCGTAGCGCATAGTCTTTGCCATTGCAGCATCTATTGTTGCATTCTTAGCAATCTTTACACGACCAGTGGAGAATGCACGAACCTTTTCAGGCTTAGCAGATGAAACTTTAAGAGCATTGTTGTAACTCTTCATAATGGTTTGTCTTTCAGCAGCATCAAATGCCATTTTTGTTACATCTGCATTTTGCTTAATAAACTGAATTGTTTCTTGAATTGCTTCTATCTGCAACTTAAGTCTAGGACTACGATTGATTAAACTTTGTGGTGCAAGTTTGCCTATTTTAACTAATGCTTCATCGGCTCTGGTAGTTATTGCTTCAAGTGAGTTAAAAATAATTTCAGGGTCGCTATTGATTGCGATTCTGTAGGCTCCTGCGTAATCACCGTCACGCATTAACGCAAGGAATGCACTAGAGATACCATCTGATTCAGGAACATCAAAAATGCTTTGCCCTAATTTAGATATCGCACGTGCCTTGCTTGTTACTTCTGCACTTCCTCGATACCTGCCAATAGCAGTAAATTGTTGACGTGATAATTCAATAGATGAGGACAGAACATCTTGAGCAGTGTTCATAAAGTACTCTGCTTCTTCTGTGTATCTATCTCTAATTTTTCTTACAATGTTTTGTGGTGTATCTTCTGCAAGAGCACCAAAGTTTCTACCAATTGTAAGTTCGTTCTCTAATTTCTGAGCACGTGCACTTGCTAATTGAGCCTTTGCACCACCGGTGCCAAACAATCCCTTGTACTTTACTCTTTGTGAAGTTGTATTGTACACGTTTTGAAGTTTTGACTCAACAATATCTGGAACATCAAAGCCAGATATTAAAGTTTTAAGGGAAAGTCCTTGGTGAGTTGTCATGTCAGCAAAACTTGCTAGCGTACGTGCCCATCCTTCAAGTACGTTACGTGAAGTGTAGCGAAGTGAAAGCAAAACTGCTGGTTTCCAGATGTAATTCTGGATACCTTCATAACCATACTTAATCTTTTCGTGCCAAATTTCACCAGCAGTTTCTCTGGTACCCTGAACTATTCCAGTACCCTCAGAACTTGCGATAACTCGTGCTCTGTCGATGACATCTTTAATCTCAGACGACTTGATGCCTGGCTTATCCTTAATTACCGAAGCAACAGTAGATACTAGAGTCTTTTCATCTCCAAGTATTTCTGCTATCTTCTTAAAATCTACACCGTAGTGGATGTTTGGAACCTGTGAACTAAACTGAGGTGTTCCAGAAAGTATATTTTTTGCAGCAGTAACGTCTGCGGGTACAACTTCTCTACCAGCAAGTTGTGCAATTCGTTCAGAAAGACGAGTAACAGCATCTCTAATATCTTTTACGATGTATGCTTCTCCACTGCGTGAATCAACATTTACATATTGCTGGTCATTGATAATTTCTTTTAGTTTTGCTTTCTTGCTGTTACCAATGTCCCTTGCAATGTACATGAATGTTTCGTTAAGAACTTTAATTTGCTCTTCTGTCATGTCAGTTGTATCAACTGAACGACGTAGAATTGCAGTTAACGTTTCTTCTTCAAACTTTTCAAGGTAGGCAAAACGTGAAGTATCTGTTTTTAACGCAGAGAAGTCATTGTAATATTTAATCTGTTGCTGTGCACTAAAGCCTGCTTCTGGAGCAGCAGAGGTTAGACGAGCACGAAACTCCTTGTTAGCAAAGTCTCCGATTTCACCAGCAATAGTTACAGAACCTGCTGGTATTTCACGTGGCTTGTAGTTGCGACCAAAGTAACCAACTGTGCGAAGTGCGCGGAACTTAGTGCCAGACATTGCTTCTGGGTCAAACTTGTGCATTGCCTTAGCACCAACAGAATCAACTGCAGCATCATAGTCAGTAAACCAACCATGACCGTTAATTTCACCAGCCTTGTTTCGCAAGTACTCAATCTTTTTACTGCGACTCCATGCAAGTTCAGAACCAACTTTACCTACAATGCCACCTTCGTCTCCCTTTGAGACGACAGTGCGCAATGCATCAAGTCTTTTTCTTGACTCTTCGGCTTCAGCAACTAACTTTTCTTTATTTGCTTCTAGATTCTCTAATTGCTTTTTAGTAAGTTTTGGATTGTTCTGAGTTCGACTGCTGCCAGATGGTGTTTTAAGTTGATTATCAATAGAAGTAATCTTACCTCTAATTGTGTTAAGAGATTCACTTAAGATAGAATCTTGTTCTTCAATTCTAGAAATCGCTTTGTTGTCACCAAGACCTGCTTTTAGTACTTCAAAAATTTCTTCTCTACCACCAGTAGCATAAGCCTCGTTCATTGCGCGAGCAACAGCGGTAGGATTCTGTGAGTTAGCAATAACTGGAATTGATTCTAATCCAGTAAAGTCATTAATGTTTTTTTCAATTGCATTAGCAACAACAGAGACAGCATTTTCTTTTCCTGCTTTTGCCTCGTCTGCTTCCTTAACCAACTTGTCAAGGTTTGTGCGACCAAACTTTAATGGACCCTTAATTTCAGTTCCACGGACACCCATCACACCAAGACGTGTAAGTTTAGCAGCCTTACCAATCATAACAAGTGGGTCAAAGAAAAAGTTCATGGTGCCGTCAATTGCACCAGAAATGCGCTCAGCAGCAGTGTTGTCTTTTTTGAAGTAACCTTCAACCTGCATCTTGTCAGACCAGTTAATTCTATCTGCGCCCTGTTGACCAGGTGTATATCGTGCAACTAAACCAACTGAAGCCTGACCAATTGTAACACCGTTCTTGGAGCGTTCCCATGCTCGGTTCCAAGTTTCGCGTGTACTAAGACCATCTTGACCAAGGTCTTTAACGGTTTGCAAAAAAGTTGATATTGGGCGTGCAACGCCAACTCGGTAAGGAGCATCAAGTTTTTCTAGATTGCTCATTGTTTTTTCAGAGGAAACAGCGTTTAATATACTTCTAGATATATCGCCAGTCTTGCCTTCTTCGTCACGAGCAGTATTTGCTACGCCTTCAAGAGCACGATTTGCTAGACTGCCAGGAGCCTGCAATATGGAATCGAGAATGTTTTTGTTGTCAGCCATTAGAGGTCGCCAATCTTCTCGTTGTTGTTAAGTTCTAATATTTGTGAAATAAATTTGTTGCGGTCGTCTGATGACTCCCAATCAACTAATCCGAATGGGAATGCTACATCAGAATTTTCCACACCAAAAACGTTTACAAATGCTGCTACGTTTTCTTGGAAGTTCATGCTTGTTCTGCCGTAACCTTTACGTAGTTTACTAATGCTTTGAATGGTTCAGGTGCATCATCTTGTGATGCCATAAGTTCTAGGGCTGGCATGTATTTTACAATCATGTCATAGTTGCCAGCCATTTGTGGAGCAGGAGTTCTTCCTGGACCTACAGGTAAACCAGAAGTAACTGGTTCGTTAGGTCGCTGCGATGGGTCAAACAATCCTGCTGCAGAAGGAGTAGGTGACGTAGCCGTTGTTGCTGGAACTGGGGCTTGTGCCTGCACTGGGTTACCCTGCATAGGAGCACCACCCTGTGCTTCTTCTAGTGCCTTACGTTCGCCGTACTTGCCACCACCGGACATCTCACGGACACCCTGAACTGCTGACTTGCTAGATGGTCCACCATCCGTACGACGTGATAATCTACCAGGTCCTGAAACTGGAGCAGGATTGGCTGGTCTACGGTATCCACCTTGTTGCTTAGCCATTTTGCTTTCCTCGTTTCACAATCTGTATTTTACCACCGCTATTGACATCAAACTTAATAGCAGTTCGCATTGCTTGTCTAATTGTAGCACCAGCGTGATATGCACCTAGTGCAAGTTCTCCACCAGTACCCATTGCATAGATTCCTGTATCGGTACGTAGTACCGAGTAATCTTCAGCAATGTAGTAAATCTTATTTTCTAAACCAATAAGAAATGAAAACCCATCTTCTTTTTCTAAAGTAGTCCCAGTAGAATCATGGGCTTTCTTTATCTCTGGCACAACCTTGCCAACCATGAAACGGTATCCGTCAGTTCCATCGTATCTAGGTAGTTTCCATCCATATTGGACAACATCACAAAGTCTCGCGTTTCCTGCACCAGCAATTACGTAATCACCATCTTCGGTAATTTTTTTAACATCACTGTGCATGTAGGGGCGTTCATTTGCAGTGATTTGACTATCTGCTGCAAATACGAAACCATTATCGTATTGTACGGCAAGAATTGTTGTCATGGCTATCCACCAAGTTGTGACAAGATTCCAGCCAAGTCCATAGGTGGTTGCCCCCCAGCAGGACCTGCAGGCGAAACTTCTTCCTCGGTCGGAGGAGTTGGTTCTTCTGCTGGGGCAGCAGCCTGACCCATAGATTGCATAACCAGTTCTTCTGGTGTCATCTGTGCCGGTGTTTGTGGTTGTTCAGGAGTTGGCTCTGGTTTTGGTTTTTCAAATACCTTGACAACCGCTTCTTCAATTGCATTACCTTTACGGCGAAGGTCAATAACCTTTGCAATTTGTTCCACAATACCTGATGGGTCCTGTCCTTGCATAGCCATCTGTGGGATTGCTTGTGCTAAAGACGCTAGCGATGCTGATAATGAATCACGCATTCGCTCTATATCAATGCGCTCTTGTTCACCTGAAACATTCATGCTCCATGGTAACTCTCGCATGATAAAATCACGGGATACTAGATTGGCTTGCAAAGCCTGTAGTGAGAAGATAAGTGCACGTGATGGGTCAAGTCCAGCCATAAGACCATAACGTACTTGAATGGTGTAGTCACCAGCAATGTCTTTTGCTGAATCATACTTAAATTCATACGGTGCACCATTAAAAGTTCCACGCTGCTTCTTTTCGCCTGGGAATAACTTCTCATCCATCTCAAAGCAAAGAGCAATAACTTCTTCAAGTGCTTCACCGATAATCATTTGCATAGCCTTGATTTGGGAATCAAAACCACCCATAAGGGCTTGTACACCAGAGCCAGTAATAACACTAGCATCCATGTTTCCTGAGCGACCTTCAGGGTAGCGTGAACCCATACGCATTTCTGTTTCCAGGATTTGCTGTTCGGTAAATGCACCAGTAGGTAGTTCTAGACCTACACGGCGTACGCCTGCAGGATTGTTTGTGCGAAGAATAGCATCAGGACCAAATGCAAATTCTTGTAAATCTTGGGGAACGACAATAGGAGCCTGAACTGATTTTTCGGCTGCTTCCATTGCCAAAAGAGAAAAGCGTGCTCGTGCAATCTGCACCCATAGCACATCATCAAACTGTCCACGTGGGTCGTCAACATCAATACCTGGGCGACGAGGCACGACAACAGCAAGTTTGCCTAAAGGATTCTTTGCTTTACGCAACACCAGTGAGTCACGCTGAGGCAGGAACATGACGATTTGGTCTTTATCCTGATAGTGCATGACATCTAGTTCGGTGTTTAGGTCTTGGTCTTTAAAGCCAAGTTTACCTAGGATACGTGATTCGTACTCTGGAAAATCAACAATGAGTTCCCGAATAGTCTTCAAGTAACGCTTAGTGTATGATACACATTTTCCATAGCGGTCATACTCTGGGTAAGCACCCATAGGGTTTTCTATGCGAATGCGTGGCATACGAGCCTCAAAGTCAGGCTCTACAACAATGGGCATGTAGGCATAAGTAAATGCCCAGTCCGCTCCAGTGTACATCTGGGTTTGTAACCCAGAATTCTGAACATAGTTATTAGCAATCATGCTTCGCTTATCTGAAGCCTTCTTAGCGGAATCGCTAGTGCTATTAACTGTTGAGCAGTTAAATGATGGCAGTGGTGCCAGCACTTCTGCTAGGTCTCGTGCCACAACATCACAGAAGTTGGCAATCATTGGCTTAGAGATACCTTCAGGGAACATGTCTGGGTAGACTGCCTCCATGTTACCACGGCGAACCATAGTGATGTCTCGCATGCGCTGGTCACGTGCAGAGTACCGGTCCTGAAGGGACAGTACCTTACCTGTGATTTGTTCAATACTTAGCATGATAGCCTTAAATGTAGAGTAATGATTGTTCTGCAGCAAGTTCGTCTAAGTCAAAGACTACTCGCTGTGCATCATTACGGCGTGTTGCGTACCTGTTGTATGTATGGTAAATCTTGTTACCTGATTGCTGTACAAGTTCTTTGGCGCGAAGTTCGCAGAACCAAAGAGCCATAACACAGTCGGTCTTGTTCTTGGTGTCTGGCTTCCAAGTAATTAACTGGTTAACCAGGGCCTTGATGTGTTCATTCGTATTATCTGGTAATTCAATTAGGTTATCATTTTGGTGCTTACCCTCACGGATAGAACCAAATAGTCCTGACATACCAGCAACACCAAAGTTTGTGTCCCACTTGTTCTTACCAGTGAATTGCTCACTGAATCGGACACCCCGATTGGCAAGCCACATACGGAGGTCTTCATCCAACGCGAAGGCTTTTTGGAATGCGTTAATTTCAATACGCAGTTCCATCGGGTTATACTTGGTAACCCATTCTTCAATGAGGTTACGAATCTTTGCTGGTGTAGGTTCTGTCATGTTAAACACATCTAGAACCATACGCTGGCCTGTTTGCCGTTCTACGGCGTAGGCTACCATAGCAGAGTTACCCACCATGGCTGGGTCAAATCCTAGGATAGTTACCCATTGTCCATCTCGTGGATGTCCTGGAGTACCGGGCTTGATAGTACCAGGCTTGCGCATGCGGTTGACACACGCATTAACGGAGATGAGGGGGAAGATTGCATCTTCTTCAACATCTTGCTGCTGGTATACAAGAGCCCAAGTAGAAGGGTTAACTTCACTACGGCGATGGAAGAGCCGCTTGCCATCCCACTTTGGGTAGTATCCATTTTCATCCTGCACTAAAAGTTCTGCGTCGTACTCTGGGTCTGCCCCATCCCATACGCGGTCCGAGTGGGGCCATAGCGTTACCCAGTCTTCTGGCTTCTCGGCATACTCCAGAACCGCTGGCATAGCCAGGTAGGTGAATGGGGACTTATCGCCAGACCAGTTATCTGGGTTACGAATCTCTTTGTAGAGGTCTACAGAGGAGACACGGGTACCTGCAATAACTAGGGTACCGGTAGCACCCACACGGGTAATAACCATCTTCTGTAGCCAGTTAAGTTGCTTTTCCCACTCGTGGGCGTTAGTAGTTGTGATAACGTCATCTAGGATGATGAGGTCGGCACGAGTACCGTAAATCTGCTGACCCATACCAATAGCCTGTACGGTAGGGTCTTTCTCGCCAGAGTCGCGCTCTAGGTAGATTCTATCCTGAGTCCACTGGTCTGCGGTGGCTTGGTAGCCTCCAGCAGGTCCGTAGACGGATTGCATCTTAGCCCAAGCAGGCTCGGTAAGCCGTTGCTTGATTGAGAAGAGGAATTCCTTAGCGCGAGCCTGAGTCTGGGAAACTACCACAATACGGATATTTGGGTCCATGGCAATGCGGTAGGCAGCATAGCCTACAGTTAGGACTGTGGACTTGGCATGCTCTGGGGGTACGTTAATTAGAAGGCGACGACGGTTGCCTGGCTCATAGGTCATGGACTCATGAATCCAAGTAGGCTCGTTACCCTCTAGAACGTCAATCCAAGACTGGTGGTGTGGGAACACCTCAGAGTTCAGGAACTCCTTGGAGAAGGTAGCGTAGTCGATATTCTTGCCAGAGGCTAGGGTCTCGCCGAATAGTTTATTGGACTCTGTCCGCGCGGCTTCTAGGCGCGAGGCAAACTTCCCATCCCGGAGCCATGTCTTGAGGGCAGGCAGTTTACGGCCCGTTAGTCCTAGGGCGGTATGTTCGTCAATACCGGAGGCTACAGAGGCTAGGAACGCAGCCTGGTCCTGTTCGCGCCTTACGGTAAAATGATGGTTCTCGCCACTCTTCGCGGACATAATAAACCTCGTAAAAACTAGACAATAAAAAACACATATAAAGCATCGCGCCAGGCGATGCGTTTTAGTTACATTCTGTGTCCCAACAGGGGACACTAATAATATAAAACCATACACTTATACTAACCCCATTATGGTATACCCCGTAACGCATTGGTATTGAATTATTTTTATGTGACTTGTGTCACATGAGTAAAACCCTTACAACATAAGGCTTCCCAGACCAAATACAGCACGAAAAAATAAGGGTGAGTCATGGGGGGGTGTGTGTGGCTTGGTTTAAGCACTGGGGGTCAAGTTCGTTATTGGGAATCATTCCCGATAAGATAGGTCGGCTTTTTGCCGACAGATACCCACTCCCTAGATACCCCTAGGGGTACTTGTTATTAAATGCCGTTTGTTTTTAATGGTGACTGTCTGCATGGGTTGAATCGGTGGCAGTTGGGGCAGTTGGATTTGGTTTCACGTGAAACATTGAACCCTGACGGTACCGTCAGAATCCCCAAAGAATTGGGGTTATCGGTTCGATTTGACAATGCAACCGAATCGCGAGACCATTGACCAATGCTCCGAATCCTCGAATGAGGCACACGGTTCGGGCGCATCAGTAAATTGAAAATTGAAAAGCGAGTATCTGCCTAGTGGTTATTCCCTACCCAAAAAGATTTTTTGGTTACGGGATTTCCACTAGGAGGAAAAATGCAAAATCTATTCGTAAACGCGGTTGAGTCATGCAAGATTGCGAACTCACTAACAACCGAACTAACCGAACTAACCAACCGACTTGAGCAAGTCGCAACCGATACCGTTAGCGCGGTTGAAGTGGCTTGCGCCGAATCATACGCATGGTTCATCAGTGTGAACCGTAAGCATGGGTCCAAGTCTGAACTACACCGCGCAAGCGGTGTCAGTGAGAAGACAATCGGGCGTTGGTTGGCTAGTGGTCACGTTGCTTTAGTGACTGACGGAAAAGTCACGGCAGTTGAAGTCAATTCGGCAATCAGTAACTACAACATGAAAACAACCGAAGTCGAAAAGGTTAAGTCAGTCACCGAATGGCGCGAATTGCTAAAGGCTTACAAGGCAACCCATAAAGCAGGAAAAGCCAAAGCCAAAGCAACCGAACCAACCGAGGCAACCGAACCAACCGAAAAGCCCGTAAAGGCTCAGGGTTGGGAATCATTAGCCGACGAACTAGCCGACATGATTATGTCGGGCAAAGTTGAACTGATGACGGTTGCCGAATACCTAACCGAAAAGGTAATGGAAAAGGAACTGGCGACAGTCTAGGCAGATACAAGAAAAGATACCCTCGAGAAATCGGGGGTATTTTTTTTTGTCCAGGAGGATTTTGAAACTGACGGTACCGTCAGACTGACTGGCTTACTGGTGTGTTGCTGATGTACGGCTGCCGTTTTGCTGGTGTATTACTGGTGTGCGACTTGACTTGAGAATAGCCTGACTATCTGGTAGGATTGACGTAGTCAATGTGATAATCACACTGACCCTGACGGTAACGTCAGGATTAGCGAGAGGAATTAGGCAGATGTCTAAGGCTCAACGTAAGCGCAACCGTAAGGTTCGCAACACCCAAATGAATTGGGGCAGGATAGACCGTGAACGACAGGAAATGAATGCATCTATTAGGCGACTAGAACGCAGTCGCTACCTGCATACTGTATCAACCAACGCTACTGCTGAGTTTCTGGAGTTAGTCAATGGCTAAAGGTAATGGAATCAGGGGTATTCGTGGGCATCATGTGCCTACCAATCGGGTGATACGCAGTGCCTCTTATGTATCGGTCAGGGGTAAGCCACGCCATGCACCACGCAAGGCACACGCCACACCCATACGAGTAACGTACACTCGTGATGCTATCGAACGGGCGTTAGCAATCATGACGGTACCGTCAGGACTTGATAATAGAACCGTTAGGAACTAAGATGATTACTAATGACATTGAAGTGCTGGCTTACTACGAAACTATTGACGGGTCAGGTGCAATGCTAAGTCAGATGTTCACTTACGACTGTCATAGATGTGACTACTCTCATGCTAGGGGTAGCCGTCTACTATCGGAGATTGCTAGGCAGATTGCCGAGCATGTACTAACGCAAGAACATCAGGAGAAATGATGCGCACTACATGGATAGAAATGATTGCCTTTCTAAAAGATTGGCGTGACTACCTTAACGGACTCATACCTGCAAGCCATGCAGAGTTGGGCTGGTCAGGTACTGACAGTGATACCCCTATCTATGACCAACTACTAGCCGATGCCAAGCACTATGGCTGGGCTTACCCAGGTGAGGTGTATGACAATGAGTGACGACATACTGACGGTACCGTCAGATATAACATACCTTAATATTGAGTCAGATGAACGACAAGTCGTATGTTCATACGGTACATGTGCCGAGATGATTGACTTAGACAACGATACCTTTGCACTAGATAGTAGCGAAGATGCGTACTGTGAGGCTCACATTTTCCTATGTAACTGGTGTGACTGCACATTCCCAGACACTGAGGTGCATGATAACTTTGCTGGTTACTGTGTCCCATGTGGTAACAGAATGTGTTCATGTGACAGGTGTGGTAGTGTTGAACATGAGAGTGACTTGTACAATGTAAGCAGTGACGACTGGTGTAACTCCTGTTACGAGAATCACTCTCGACACTGTGACCGTTGTGATTATAGTTACGACCCTCGTAATGGCAGGTGTTGTGGTGGTACTCATGATGTTGAGGGCTATGGTTACAAGCCTTATCCTCAATTCCATTGGGTAGAGAATGACCCTGATGCTGACCGCCATGTATACATGGGGTTCGAGTTAGAGGTTGAGTCTAATGGTGATGACTATGATGGTCCGGAATTAGTGCAGTCATATCTAGGTGACCTCGCTTACTTCAAGGAAGACGGCTCACTCAATGACGGCTTCGAGATAGTCACGCATCCAATGACCCTTGCCTATGCACACAGCATGAACTGGGAATGGACTCAAGGTCTACTGGATAAGGGCTATCGCTCATGGGACAGGAGTACCTGTGGCTTACATGTTCACGTTGATAGACGTGGCTTCAATGGTAGGTTGCATCAGTACTCATTCACCCTGTTACTCATGCGTAACAAGGCTTTGTCATACCTGATTGCAGGTAGGCAAGGCAACTCGTACGCATCCTTTGACAGAAGCAATCGCTTGGAAATACCCAAGCATCTAAAGGGTCAAAACAATTATGCGCAACGGTATTCAGCCGTCAATGTACTACCAACATCTACCCTTGAAGTGCGCATGTTCAGGGGTTCACTAAAGAAAGAACGCATACTCGCTGCACTTGAGTATGTGCATAGTGCCGTTGAGTATTCACGCGGTGCTAGGTCAGGTGTAGGTGCTGAGGAATATCTAACAGCCCCTGCATTTGTCCAATGGTTACGAGGTCACAAGGACTTGTATCCAAATCTATTAAGTTATATAAATCAATCAGTCGAGTTCGGCTTTAGCGAGAAGTCCTATACTTCTCAGAATACTGGAGAGTAATTATGTGTATGTTATGTGTATCCCTACCTGGGTCACGCCCAACCCGTGAGCAATTAGAGATTGCTTGCTACAACAACAGCGATGGCTTCGGCTATGCCGTACATCACGGCGACCACATTGTGGCTGGTCGTGGTATGCGAGTAGACGTAACCATTGACAGGTTCTTTGCTGAGTTAGATAAGAATCCTAATGCTATCGG